CACAATTCAAACTAGTAGTAGTGGGAAAAGAGTTGTTTTAAATGATTCAGATAATTCTATTGATTTTTATGATTCAGATTCATCATCTAATAAAATAAGTTTATATGGTGAACAGGAAACTATATATACTACTGGTGAAATATGGGCCGCTGACAGATTAAGAAGTAAAGATATTTATATTGGTGAAGCCGTAGATGCACAATCTAATCCTGCTATAATACGAAAAACATCAGACAATTCTACTATTTTAGAAATAATTAATGTTGTAAGTGGAAGAACCGAAATGAATTTTTCTGTTCCCGGATATATTGACTGCCAAACTATTGAATTAGATGGGGGTACTTTATCTGTTAATTCCAGTGGTGATTTATTATGGAATGGAAATATAATAAGTTAAATTTGACTTTTTATAATATAAGTAGTAAATTTTAACTAACTTTAAAAAGGAGAAATAAAATGAAGAATATTTTTACTTTAATGCTGATTTTTTTGTTAGTTAATTGTGCCGAAAATTTTTCTGGTGTAAATACACCTAACGTAGATTATGTATGGTCGGAAATAGAGCCTTTGGGTGGTTATTTTACACTAAATATAGAAAATTTTAAAAATAATAAATTTTCTGCTTATGTATATAGCCCATTATTAAATAAAAAATATATATTTAATGAATTTTTTGTAGATGAAAAATATGTTAAAAAAACTATTTATGTAGAAATTAATTTCCATTACGAAAAAAATTTAGAATTATATATCTTTAAAAATGGGAATTTATTTACTTTTATGAAATGCAACCCCCAAAATTAAGGACTAATCATGTCTAAAGAAGTAGAACAACTAAAAGAACAAAACCAAAAACTGATTGAAGAAAACCTACAACTTAAAGAACTGTACATGACTTCTCAGTTACAATTAATCAGGATTGAAAAGGCTAATTTTAAGAAAAATAAGGAAAAAACTAAGAAATGACAATGTTTAATTTTATATTAGTTAATTTACTAAATGGCTTAATGGCTATTAGTTTGTTGTTAATAGGATATACTTTATTTGATATTTTAACTCCTAAATGGGATTTTAAGGATGTATTTGAAAAAGGTTATATTAGTAATGGTGGCTTGGTTATTGGTGCATTCCTTATCGGCTTATCCATCATTATTGCTTGCACAGCAGGCTGATTTCACAGATACATGGGAATCCATAGCAGGAACACCCTATAAATGGGGGTCAGGAAGCCCTCACAAGGGCGGTTTGGACTGCTCAGGGGCGATATATTATGTTTTGAAGGTGAATGGTAAGCCTATACCGAGAACGACTTCCAGAAGGCTTTATTTTTTATTGGGAACTAAAGATAGGCATTGGAGTAAATCTAAAGAAACTGATTTAATTTGGTTTACTTTTTCTAATGATAGACCTTTTGGGCATATTGGTATGATGGATTCTAATCATACTGTATGGCAGGCAACAAGTTCTAAAGGCGTAAGAAATACAAAGATGATAAAAAATAATTATTGGGATAGAATATTTGAAAGTACTAAAAAAATAGAATAAAATTCCCTTCCTAAAATAGATAAACCGTGTGCTTTTATTATATTATACACACGGTTTTTATTTTGTAGTACTTAATTTAGTATATAAATAATTTATTTACATAATTCTTTTAAATTTTTGTTCTAATATCCTACATAAAGACCCCAAACAAGGTGTTACTCTTTTACCCATAATTTGATACCAATTATATTTACCAAATCTTATATAATCGCATAGGTCTGTCCCCACTATATGGCAATTTTCTAATTCTAAATAGATGATCATTTAATACTCCTTATTTCAATAAATCCATTATCAATTAAATAATTAATTTCTTCTTTACATAGGAAACATATAAAAGTATCTTCAAAAAATAATTTATAAAATTTATTAGAATTATCATCACTAAATTCATCAGAAATATACCAAATATCATAAACATTTCTCTGTCTAATTATTTTTTCATCTTTACAAAATGGTTTATTGATTGTTAAATCATTTAATTTTAATATATTCATATTTCCTCCACCTTACTCACACCATCTTTCATAACTACTAAAAATCCCTTATCAGCATAATTTAATAGAAATTTTTGGTGGGTAACTACTATAATTTGTATATCTAATTTATCACTTATTTCTTTTAGCATTTCACCAACTCTTTCAGGATTAGGAATGTTGAGATGTTTAAACGGTTCATCTAAAATCATTATCCTTGCTGATTTAGGGTTCTGCATAGACCAGGAGGCTATTCTAAGAGCAAAACTAACCACATCTAAGCCCCCACCTTCAATACCCTCATACGGGTGAATAGAGTTTCCATTTTTGATTAACTTAATATCACATTCAGTTTTATTACGTCTTTCAACAAAATCAATATCAACTGTATATGGATCATCAAATATAGATTCCATAACTAAAGAAGTAATATCTGAAATATGATATTGCAGTTTATTTTGTGTTTCCTTAGCTGCTATTTTAATCAGTTCTAAGGCTTGTTCATAATATTTATATTCTTTATTGTAATGGGTTAATTCACTTAAATATTTTTTAAGGTCACGGTGGTTCTTTTCTTTTTCGCCTTTAAACCTATCTAATTTGCTTTTAAAATTATTATAACTCATTTTATATAATGTAAAAATGGTTTACTAATTCTCATGTTAAAACACACCGAATTATTATTATCAACAAAAAAATTACCCAAAAAATCATGTGTACTTTCCTTTTCCATTAATGTAATTGCTTTTTTCCATGTTATGTCTTTACCAATAATACTTTCTTTTTCCACTAAAGCATCTTCAATTTGGCTTTTCATTTCTTTTAAACTTTCTTTACTTAATTTTGAAAAATCCATTTTACTTCTCCTTTAAGATTTGTTTATAATTTATTTAATTCATCTGTCAATCTTTCAGACAGTTTATTTATTTCCACTTGTAAACTTTCATTTTTAGTTTCAATATTATTCAAATGATCTATTAATTCCTGAACATTATTGCAACCAAATTGTTTTTTAATTTCTTCTTTCAAATAGGAATACTGCCCTTTATGTTCACTAAGTTCTTCCTTAGATTTTTCAATATCTTTCTTAATTTTCATTAATTCTTTTTCAGTATATTGTTTCATCTTCCATTCCCTCCATAATAATTTCTTCAACTCTTTTATCAATATTTTGTTTGTTAATAATATTACTAATTGTTTTTTTAAAATCCAAATTAATTTCCCAATCATTCCCTATTTTTTCAATAAAAGCATTTAATCTATTTTCCTTATTTTCTTTTTTAATTTTATGTATTTCAGTAATATTTGATTCATCAAAAGGTAAATAAATAGATTTTACAGTATTTGTTTCTGAATAATATAACCATACAGCGGGTTTATGTAATTCAGCAATAGATTGAATTGTAAAACTACCTGGATTTATTAAAATCCTATCATCTAATTCATCTTTAAATTGTTGGTGATTATGTCCTGTAACAATACAATCAAAATCATCATATTTTAACAATAAATTTTTGGTTGACAAATCATTGCATTGGGGAAATGGTTTTTTATTTTTCCATGTCATAATGTGTGTAAATAATATTTTTCTATCGTTTATTTCTATACCACTACAATCATTTAAATCTTGATTCCAATGCCCATCTTTGAAAAAATCTACTTTTCCTGCTTTGTATAGTGTCCATAGAGCCGATTTTTCTTTGTTTTTAAGATTGTGGTAAGGTAAGTCGTGATTCCCCCATACAGTGGTTATTTTAGGCATAAAATCAATTAAAGTAGAAATAAAGGAGGGCGATACATTCCAACTATCTAATATATCTCCGGAACAATAGATTGGTATATCATATTCTCTTTGTAATGCTTTAAGGAAATCTAATTTATCTAATTGGGTAATAAAAAAATCATCAGTCCTGCAAATAGGTTTGGTTTCCCTGAGATGTAGGTCAGCAGTGATGATAAAATCAGGTTTTATCATTTCAACTCCTTTATTTCATTTCCACAAATAGGGCAAATACTACCTACTATTTTATTTACTTGATTTTTTAATTTTTCAATCTTACTTTTTGCTTCTTTTATATTAAATTCTTTGTTTTTAATACTATCAAGTAGTTTCGATCCTTTTTCTAAAATTTCGGTTAATTCTCGGCTATTCTTACGGCTTAAAATTAATTTTTCGACCAATGTATCAAGTTTTGCTTTTTTGCTCTTAGAATCAATGTTAGATACCGTATTTTCGATTTGGGTTAAAAAACCTTTAATTTTGGTTTGTTTGACTGTTATTTGATTAGATTTTGTTAAAATGTCTAATAATTCAACAATTGTACCATAAACTTTATTTAATTTTGGCAATAATTTTATCTTAGATTCTAATTCTTTCATTCTTTCAATTATAGTTTTTATTTGTTTGATGGTTGTTTGATTAGATTTAAATTCATTTTCTTTATTTCTTAATACTTCTAATTGACCTTCCAAATATTCTAAATCTTTAAATCTATCTAATTCTAATTTTGTGGCTTTTATATTTTCTTTTAAATTTTCAATTTTTCTTTTTACTTGTGTTTTACCTGATTTTACATTTTTGGTTACTACATCTATTAAATCTATATTTGCTATTTTGTTAAAATGCTTAGCAACATTTCCAGGAGTATCTGAAAACAAGAAGTGAGAATCGTGCTGATTTTGAATATTGGTATTGTTCATATTAATTATAGATTCTATTTCTTCTGGAACATTTCTACCTATCGCTGTAAATGTTTCATCATCTAATTTATAATAATTTTTAGATTTGGTTTTTGTTCTTTCTATTGTATGATTATCTATATTTACAAATGTACTTGTATCAGTATTCCAAAAAGAATGTATAGATTCATTAGAAGGGTTGTTTTGTAGATTGAATTTTAATGCTCTCAATAATCCTGTTTTTCCTTTCCCACTACTCCCTGAAATTATATTTAATCCTTTATGGAAATCTAATTCAGAATTTTTGTGGGATTGGAAATTTTTTATTTTTAGGGATTTTATCATTTCTTTTTCTTATCCAATAATTTAAAAAAACAATCTAAATCTAAAATAACTACTGGTTTTTGATAACTTCTTTTAGCCACCAATAACCAATCAGTATTGGGTAACAAATTTTCCTGTGCCTGTTCTATCCATTTATGTATAGACCATTTTTCTTGAGCTTTACACTCCACGCTATAAGGAAATTTTTTTAATACACTTTGTTCCAATCTAACATCGGTACCAGATTGCCCCATTGGTCTTGATTCTATTGGTTTATCTTTTCCCCATTCAAATCCAGTTAGTTTGGATATTTTTTCAGAAACTAATTTTTGTAAATTCCTTCCCTTGGCTTTAGCTGATTGTACTTTTATCCGTTTCTTTTTCAAAATACCCCCCAAATTAAAATACTTAACTTTATAAGCATATTTATAGAAAAAGCAAATAATAACCCCCCTATAAACCCCATGAAACCAGCCGTATATATATTAGCATCGGGAATATTAATAGGAGTATTATTCTTTAATATCTCAATAAATAAAAAACAAAATATTGAACCCGATAGTATATACCAAGCCATGATCAACTCCTCTTCTTTGGTTTTCTTTCATTTTTAGTAAATTTTTTCTGTATTTCTTCCCATAAATCAATAACTGTATTTTCTAATTTATTTTCCAAATTATCTTCTTCAACCATCAAAATTGATTTTTCCATACTTCTATCTAATTTTAAATCCCCAATAGAATAAATAGAAATATTTGTATAATCTTTCAAATATTGTAAATTTGTTCTGATATTATCAATACCGTATTGAAAATCAATCACGATACTTGCTTTGTGGTAAGGTTCCCATACACTATTTTTATATACTTCTATTAAAGTTTCAACACCACTAACTCTTTCAACTATTTTTCCTGCAACACTAATTTTTTGTTTTATTTTTCTTGGATTAAAAGTTCTTAATCTAACACTGGAATAAAAACCAATGCTTTCACCACCTGGACTAATATATTTTTGTGCAAAGGGCCCACCATCCTGATTTACTCTCACTTGATTTGAGCAAACCATTAATAAATTTTTATTTTGAATAATTCTACATGCTTTTCTTAATTCTTCACTAAATTCTTTAGCCCTCCTCATGCCCATTTTATCACCTTTATCACTTAATTCCATATCAGTAGATAAGGCAGCTAATGAATCTGCAACAATACCATTAACAATGTCATCATTCCCATCCATATCATGTACTTCTTTAAATAATTCTGGCACTGTATTTGGTATTTTATACCCCATATCATTAATATTTAAATCAAAAATAGAAGCGAAAACCTTATTAAGCCTGGCTTCTGGGTCGGCAAAAATTAAATTACCTTTTTGTCTTTGAATAGCACCCGCAATTTCACTTAACAAAACTGTTTTACCAGAACCACTTGGCCCGAATATTTCACATAATATTCCTGATGGTATCCCCCCCCCTCTTACCCTACCGCCACTAATAGCCAAATCCAACAAAGTAGAACCTGTGCTAATCATAGTTTCTGTATTTCCATCCAACTCTTTTTTCTTTTTAGGTTCTTTATCTACGCTTTCTTTTAATTGTTCTTTCATTGATTTTGCCATAATACCTCTAATTTATCAATCACTTTTTTTATAACTTCTTCATTAATATGTTTTTTAACCAAATCTTGATAAACATTATTTTTCCAATCTTCAAAATGCTGATTTATATGTTTAGGTAAAGTCCAAGTTTCAGAATATAATTTTTTCATTTTAATAATATTAAATTCTTTTAGTAGTCTTTTGGCACTTTCAGTATATAATTTATCATTACTATTCTTATACCTGATTTTCTTAACTAATTCAGCAACTACAGATTGTTTAGACATACGATAGCCACAGGCAAGTATATCAAGACAATTTAGTAAGTTTTGGGGTAAAAATACCCCCAAAACCTTTTTACTCCCTTTATACTTAGACATGATTACCCCGCATCAATACATTCATCAAGTTTTTCACATTCAGTACATTCTTCTTTAGTGCCGGCATCAGCCCCAAAAGTATGGCCATAAGGACATTCATTTAAAGTTTTCTTTTTTCTTTGGGGTGTTTCCTCCTCTTCATCTTCAGGTTCTTCGGTAATATGGGATTGCTCAGTTTGAAAAAATTCCGCCTCAAGGTCTTTGTAATCTTTTACAATATATAGATCATCAAGTTTTGGCATTTCTTCTAACATATCCCATGAATACTGTTTTTTTCTTTTAATAAAATCAATACGTGATGTTTCGGGATAATTAATTGTTTTATTTCCTGTAACAAATTCTCCCGTAGAAAATCTGATTTTTAAGGTTAATCCTTCTTCAAGATCAGGAAACACTTCATTTTCCGGTGTATCAGCCAATTCTTCTTGCAGTAACCTTGAAAAATTATATTGGCTCATATCCCAAATATAAGGTTTTTCTTCATAATACTCATCATCAATAGGCACAACAATAAAAACATCTCTTTTACTTGGTTTAAGATGGGACACATCTTTCCATTTTGCACCTTTATCTAAAGTATCCCTTTGATAATCACATATAGGGCATGCCTTACCAAATGTTTTTAAACAAATTTCCTTCTTTTTATTTACATTATTATGAACCATAACAATAGACCTAAACCAAGCTTCACCAACCAATGCTGCACCAGTTCCTGTATCTTTATCTTGGTGAAATTCATTAGTTACTTCATAAGGAAAAAAATCAAGATTAACTGTCCAAATATTTTTGTCTTTAGGCCTGCATTTCATGGGATCAAAAAAATCCATATTTTCAGGTAAATTAATATACCCAAATACATCTTTTTTATCCTGATTATTAACACTTTTCTTTACTTTTCCAGCAAATCTGCTTTTACTCATTTTGTTCTCCTATTTCTTAAACTCTTTAATTTTATCAACTTCTTTTGAAAATTCTTTAATTTCCTTTAATACTCCTTTTATATCTTGTTTATCTTTATCACTAATTTTACAATCCTTAATATATCTTAAACATTGTGAAACTTTTCCAAAATATACAGTTTTAGTTATACCCCAATATTTTACTACTTCTTTTACAATTTTATCCTTCTTTGTTTTCCAACCATAATGGTTAACGGAATAACTGCCATGTTTACCATTTATTTCATAGATAACTTTATCTTTTTTATAGAATTGAATAATCATTTTATTTCCTATTTAATTTGACATTAATACTTTTTCTTTCTTCAGATAAGTTTCTGGGTACTGACGGCCCTGCAAAGTAATTGCCATTATAAAGCAATACTAATTGCTCTAAAGCATTTTTACGGGTAAATCTGACTTCATTAGTAATCACTTCTGCATATTCATATTCTTCTTTAGCCTTTAAATACGCCTCTTTAGCTTCTATATATTCCGGTTGAGTTCGATAGTATGCTTCAATATCCGCCATAGTTGGTTTTTTCTTATTGAATACTTGTTCTGAATCAATTTCGTTGGCTTTAAGTATTAATTCCGATCTGATTGTTTTTACTTTTTCATCAGCTTTCAACATTATTTGGTTTAATTCAGTTAGGTGTTTACCGTATTTTCGTGCTAACTCAGGTTGATTTAACCATTCCACATCTAAAGCATTTTCGTCAATTTCCATATCTTTAATATAATCTAACATTTACAACCCCTTTATTAATTATCTATAATTTAAAATATATTTTACAAAAAAACAACAATTATTTTTAAAAATCTTGCAAATCAATATCAATCCCAACATCCTCTATACAATATCTTAAAGAAGTCATTCGATCACTATAATAAAACATCCCATTATATACTTCTTTCATCATAATATGTATATTTTTAATATCACATCCAGTTTCTTTTTGGAATTTTAACAAAAGATTGGTTATTTCCTCAAACAAATAGGATTCTATTTCTACTTTTTTATCAACTAATTCTTTTACTGTTATATCTTTCATTTAGTACTCCTATATTTTTCAATATAAATTTCCCAATTTTCTTGTAATTCTTTATCTGTTTTAAATGTTGCCACTTCAATATTGATTTTTGTAAAATATCCAAAATATTTATGACAAAAAACACAATTCATACCATAAAGCACACTATCAGAATAATTTCCAATATTATTTTTATTTATTTCTTTTTTACAATGAGGGCAAATAATTTTTATTTTCATTTTAATTTCTCCAATTGGGTTTTGTGTACAAATAAATTTTCTATACCCTTTTTACTTCCGGTATTCTTATCTAAAGAAGATACTAATTCTTTAGACCAAATACTAATAAAATCATCAGGTGCTGTATATTCAGAAACAAAAACTTATTGATTGTGTTCAATTTGTTTTCTACACCAATCCCAAAATTCATTATGGTTAAAATCAT